AGGCAGCCAACATGGTCACGACACCTCAAGCCGCTTTACGAAAACTTAATTACGCAGTGTCACAAAGAAGAAAGTGATGCGGACAGGTTTTTAAAATCGGTTGCAAGATAAGCGTTTTTTAGCTAAATCACAAGATTTCGCAGCAAGTTATTGCATAATTGAATAAAATGGACTAGATTTCTCTTAACGATGGGCGTTTCATGACCCGCGTTTAAAACTCGCCCTTGAGCGGGTTTTTTCTTTTCTGCTCTATGCGCTTCGCTTCCTCGTTTCCGCTCCTGGACTGTCGGGGATTTTTATTCCAAAGCCCTGCGGCATCCCACCGCGTCTGATCCACGCGCACTGCTGCGGGGCTTTCTCATATCCGCGCCACGCCCCGGCGCACGACGTAAATAACTCATTATGACTGAACCCGTGACTGTATCAGCGGGCTTCGCTACCGGTACGGTTGGCATCACCATCGCCACGTTCTTCCCGGAGGCGACGCCTGCGGTAATGCTGTGTTCGCTCGGCGGCGCAGCGCTTTACGTGCTGTCTGCCGATGAACACGAACCCTGGAAACAAATCATCTTCGCGATCATTTCGTTTATTGGCGGGATGTACTGCGCAGGAACGGCGGCTGACATCATCACCGCCTTAATCAATGCCGCGCTTCATAAACTGACGCCGCCGGTCGCGATTACCGTGTCGCGACCCATCGGCGCGCTGGTGGCTTCCACCATCTCTGTTGCTGTGCTGCTGCGCGTTCTCGCCCGCTACCGTACCCGCAAGGGGGAGGGTAGTGAATGAATCTTGATATGTTGCTTATAGAGGCGAACGCGCTGGTATGCATGGTGACCATGCTGCGCCTGCTGGTTGTTCGTAAGCGTGAGCGGAGCCTGTTTATCTCTCTGGTGGCCTACGCACTAATTCTCGCGTGCGGCTGGAAGGTGTTCCGTATCTGGACGGGGGCCGGTCAGACAGACCTGGCGCAGTTTGTGATTAACCTGTCGCTTTGCGTTTCAATCATCTGCGCTCGCGGCAAAGTGTCCAAAGTTGCAGGAGGTTTCAATGCAGACGAGTGAAAAAGGCCTGGCGCTGATTAAAGTGTTTGAAAGCTGCCAGCTCAAAGCGTATCGCTGTCCGGCAGGCGTCTGGACTATCGGCTATGGCTGGACACAACCGGTTGACGGTAAGCCCATTCGCGCCGGGATGGAAATCGATATGCCCACGGCGGAGCGTCTGCTGAAAACCGGCCTGACTGGTTATGAAAATGACGTAATGAAGCTGGTGCGGGTGAAGCTGTCACAGGCGCAGTTCGACGCGCTGGTTTCATTTACCTATAACATTGGCTCACGCAACTTTTCCACCTCAACGCTGCTGAAAAAACTGAACGCTGGCGATTATTCCGGTGCCGCCGATGAGTTCTTGCGATGGAACAAATCGCGGGGGAAGGTGCTGAGCGGCCTTGTGCGTCGGCGCGCTGCCGAGCGTGAGCTATTCCTGTCATGAGTAAGCTAAACATCAGCATGCTGGCGCTTGGGCTGATAGCCTCACTCGCTGCGTATCATTATCACGACCAGTTCACAAAATCACAGGCATCTTTAACCGCAGTTAATCGTGAATTAAACGCGGTTAAAGATACAAAGAAAAAGATGCTTGAGAACCAGCGCAAACTTGCAGAGCTTGATGCCTGGTACAACGGAGAAATTGCCCGTGTCAAAGCTGAGAATGATCAGCTGCGTGCTGATGTCGCTAACGGTAATCGCCGGTTGCAGCTCCACGCAACCTGTAAGCCAGTGCGTGACGCCGCCGCCACCACCGGCAGCACTGATGCAACAGCCCCCGGACTTGATGACGCCGCTCAACGGGATTATTTCACTCTCCGCGAGCGAATCGGAGAAGTAACAAAGCAGGTTTACGGCTTGCAGAGCTACATCAAAACGCATTGCCCCGTATCGCAGCCGCAATAAAAACCTCTCCGCGTGAAATTCGACAAGTGACTTTCTGCTTAATAGCCCCTGCGTGGGGCTTTCTTTTATCCGCAGTAAACGCGCTTCACACGCGCACTTTTTAAACGCAGAACCTACAGAAAAGCGAACCTGAGAGATGCCGCTATAGGTGGCGACCTTCTGCGGGTGGCGTTTCTGTGTGACAGGTTCGTTTTTCTATGGGGAATACGCCATGAAAAATATGCAGATACTACCCGATTTTGATTTTCGCCAGTTAGTTACAGCCGCCAATGGAGAGCCTGTAACCGACACATTCCAGATCGCGAAAGCATTCGGTAAACGACATTCAGATGTGATGAGGGCGCTTAAAAATTGCCATTGCTCCGAAGATTTCAGGAGTGCGCATTTTTACGCTTCCGAGAAAATCAATGACTTAGGTATGTTTGATAAGAAGCAGAAGTTTTACCGCATGGACTTCAGCGGCTTCGTAATGCTCGTGATGGGCTTCAATGGGGCTAAGGCCGATGCAGTTAAAGAAGCCTATATAAATGCCTTTAACTGGATGACAGCAGAGCTGAGTAAATACAGGGAAAGCTACGAGGCGGAGCGCAATGCGGTAATGCTTGAGTTCATGAAAGAGAAAGATATCGCCAGCATGTCTGGGCGACTTCTTAACCGTTGGGGGCGAGTGAAAAAAACCCAGCTCCTGGCGCGCATTGAACGAATCGAACACCAGGGGCAGCTCGCACTTCCTGGGGTTAATTCGTAGTGAATGCAAACGAAACACCATCACAGGCTTCGCAATAGCGGTGCTTTTTGCGCTCGCAGTACAGCTACCCCAGCGGGCGGTGGGGCAAATAACACCCGCAGCATAAGCGCCGGTTGGCTCCCAGCCTAATCCTAGCCGATGGCTTATGCGGACAGCCGGAAAGACGGCATACATTACAGAAGCCCTTCACTGAGGGGCTTCGATAATGTTTAGAAAATACTGATAAACAAAGTAATCGATACGTATTTCCAGAATTTTATATAAGTTTTTGGGTGTGCCTGTCTTCCATTTGTCGGATGTCTATCTTTCTTACCTGGAGAAATATTCTGTTATGCCGCCAAGAATGCAGAAAGCCTGCCGCTCGCGTGGTTGTCCGCGCACCACGACTGACCGCTCCGGGTACTGCGAGAAACACAAAGGCGCAGGATGGGAGAGACACAATAAAGGGCAGACAGCAGCCCAGCGAGGCTATGGTGCTGAGTGGCGCAAGGTAAGGAACATAATTATCAAGCGTGACAAGGGGTTGTGTCAGACCTGCAAGCGTGAAGGAATCATCCGTCCCGGTTCAAGCGTCGACCATATCATCGCTAAAGCTCATGGGGGTACAGACGACCCGAGCAATCTCGAATGCATTTGCTCTGAACATCACAAGGCTAAAACTGCGAGAGAGCGACTGAGCGTGATGCGGTGAAAGATGCAGGGCATCAGGAAGAGTGAGCGGGGAGGGGCGGGGGTAAATCTCTGGGGGATAAAGCGCTCCAGACTGCCCGCCCCGTTAAATTTTTACGCGTCCGAAATAAGGATCTTTTTTTTGCACAAGTTTTAACAATTGCCGGGGGGATAAATGGCGAATGTTCGAGCAAGCGGAGGCGGCAGAAAAGGGAATCTACCCTCAAACCTGAAAAGCTCTATCACACGAATTGCACCGCCGCCGGAGCTTCTTTCTGATGTGGCCGTGAAGGTGTGGAAGTCTCAATCCAAAACGCTGATCGAGCGAGGACTTTTCGAACCGGAGGACGCGCCGATCCTTCTCGCGTACTGCAACGCGTTTCACTTCATGATTGAGGCGGACAAGATGATAAGCGAGGAAGGATTTGTCGACGTCGGCGGGACTGGCGGTTTAAAGAAACACCCCGCCGTTAACGTCAGAAATGATGCTGTATCGCAGATCGCCCGACTCGGTTCGCTTCTCGGCCTCGACCCGTTAAGCCGGGTTCGCATGATGGGCGCGGGCAAGGATGGCGACGACGAGGAAAACGAATTCGACGAGTTTTAATCTATGGCGACATACCCACACGTAAACGCCGCGAATCGCTATGCGCGCGACGTTGTCGCCGGAAAAATACTCGCTTGTCGTTATGTAAAGCTCGCGTGTAAGCGTCACCTCGACGACCTGGAGCGAGCAAAAGACCAGCGCTGGCCGTATCGTTTCGACCGTGAGGCGGCGGAGCGGTTTTGCCGCTTCTCTGAAAAAATGCCCCATACCTCCGGCGAATGGGCTCGTAAAAAGCTCCGGCTGACGCTGGAGGACTGGCAAAAATTTTGTTTTTGCGTCGGGTTTGGCTGGAAGCGTAAAACAGACGGGCTCCGCCGGTTTCAGGAAATTTACATCGAGGTTCCCCGTAAGAACGGTAAATCTCTGATCGCGGCATCGGTTGGCAACTATATGTTTTGCGCTGATGGCGAGCATGGCGCGGAGGTCTATTGCGGCGCGACGACCGAGAAACAGGCGTTTAAGGTCTTCAATCCAGCACGCCAGATGGCCGAAAAACTTCCCAAGCTCCGAAAACGTTTCTCGGTCAAAGTCTGGGCCAAAAAAATGACCCGTCCCGATGGTTCCGTTTTTGCACCAATTATCGGCGACCCTGGCGACGGTGACTCGCCGAGCTGCGCGATTATCGACGAGTATCACGAACACGCTACGGATGCGCTCTACACGACCATGACAACCGGGATGGGCGCGCGTGAGCAGCCTATGACGCTAATCATCACGACGGCAGGTTACGACATCGCCTCACCGTGTTACGAAAAGCGCTCGCAGGTAGTAGAAATTCTTGAAGGTATTCGTTCTGGCGGCGCAAACGAGACCATTTTCGGCATCATTTACACTCTGGATCATGGCGATGACTGGACGACTGAGGAGGCGATTCGCAAAGCAAACCCCAATTTTGGGGTTTCAATTAAGCCTGAGTTTCTCCGGGCAAAGCAGGAATTAGCCAAATCAACGCCGAGCCAGACTAACAAGATCCTGACGAAGCATTTTAATTTGTGGGTATCGAGTAAGGCCGCTTACTACAACCTGCAAAAATGGCATGACGCCGCCGACCCGTCGCTCACGCTGGCGGATTTTGAGGGCGAGCCGTGTTATCTCGGGATCGACCTGGCCTCAAAACTCGACCTTAACGCCGTGGTGCCGGTATTCATGCGGGAAATCGACGGCGTCAGACATTTTTATTGCGTCGGCGCTATGTTTTGGGTGCCGGAAGATACCGTCTACAGCTCCGACCCGGAGCTCAAGCGCACAGCGGAGCGCTATCAGTCGTTTGTTAATCAAGGTGTACTGATCCCGACCGACGGCGCGGAGGTGGATTACAGGGTTATTTTTGAGTCGATTCTCAAGCTCCGCGAGACGGTGAAAATCGAGACGTGTCCAATCGACCCCTACGGGGCAACGTCACTAGCGCATATGCTCGACGATGAGGGATTGTGTCCGGTCACAATCACGCAGAATTTTACAAATATGTCCGACCCGATGCGCGAGATTGAGGCCGCGCTCGCGTCTGGCCGTTTCCATCACGACGGAAATCCGATCCTTACCTGGAATATCCAGAATGTTGTCGGGAAATATTATGCGGGCTCCGACGATGTTGTCCGACCGACCAAAGAGGGCAACGAGAACAAAATCGACGGCGCAGTAGCAATGATGATGGGGGTTGGCCGGGCCATGCTCAACGAACCAGGTGATTTCCTTTCTAATCTCGACGACGAGGACATACTCGTACTATGACATACCAGAAAAAAACTATCACAACGGGGTTTTATAACCTTCAAGAATGGCAAGATGCCGCCGACCCGTCGCTCACGCTGGCGGATTTTGAGGGAAAACCCTGTTACCTCGGGATAAGCCTGGCCTCAAAACTCGACCTTAACGCCGTGGTGCCGGTATTCATGCGGGAAATCGACGGCGTCAGACATTTTTATTGTGTCGGCGCTATGTTTTGGGCTCCCAAGAATACCGTCTACAGCTCCGACCCGGAGCTCAAGCGCACAGCGGAGCGCTATCAGTCGTTTGTTAATCAAGGTGTGCTGATCCCTACCGACGGCGCGGAGGTCGATTATCGGGTGATTTTCGAGTCGATTATCAGGCTCCACAGCAGGCTGAGGATTAAAGATTGTTCTATCGACCCCTACGGAGCTGTATCAATTTCTCACATGCTCTATGACGAGGGCTTGTGTCCGGTCACATACGTGCAGAATTTTACAAACATGTCCGACCCGATGCGCGAAATCGAGGCCGCGCTCGCGGCTGGACGCTTCCATCACGACGGAAACCCGCTCCTGACCTGGTGCATCCAGAACGTTGTCGGCAAGTATTACGCAGGCTCTGACGACGTTGTCCGCCCCATCAAAGAGGGCAGCGGGAATAACATCGACGGCGCTGTCTGTTTAATGATGGCTGTAGGGCGAGTGTTGGCGAGTAAGGCAACGAAAAAAAATGAAAATCCATGATTTATTTGGTGTAACGGGCTTCGGTTTGCTTGTTGCTGCCAGCTACCTGCGCTTTGGTCTGGCTCCGGCGCTGGCGGTTACTGGTAGCGGTTTTCTGATAACCGGGCTTGCGATGGCCCGCAAAAGGGGGCGCTGATGTTCCTTGACGCGTTTTTCCGGTCTGATCCTAACGGGGGGCCGGGTAATCCCGAAAACCCCGCCACACCGCTGACAGGCGAGAATATCGCGACAACCTCCGGCATGGTTTCGGACGTTTTTGTCTCGCCTGAGACGGCGATGAAACTGGCGGCGGTCTATTCCTGTATTTATGTTCTCTCGTCGAACCTGGCGCAAATGCCGCTACACGTTTTGCGGCGCGAGGGGAAAACCGTTCGGCAGGCGACAGAACACCCGGTTTTCTATCTCGTTCATGACGAGCCGAACCCGTGGGAAACCTCGTATAAATGGCGCGAGCTGATGCAACGCCACGTTTTAGGCTGGGGCAATGCGTACACGGAAATTAAACGCAACCGGCGCGGCGAGGTTGTCGAGCTGGCGCACCGGATGCCGTGGGAGACATGCCTGACTAAATTTGATGGCCGCTGGCGTTACGGGATTTACACCGAGAACGGGAGCTGGTCGGTTCACCCCGACGATATGGTTCACATTAAGGCGATTGGTAACTGCGACAAATGGGGACTCTCGCCGATTATGCAGCACGCGCAAACCATCGGCCTGGGGCTCTCGGGGCAGAAGTACACAGAGAGCTTTTTTAACGGCAATGCGCGCCCGGCGGGTATAGTGTCCGTTAAGCAGGAGCTGAACGATAAATCGTGGGATCGGCTTAAAAAAATCTGGCAGAAAGCCGCTGCCGCGCTCCGTTCGCAGGAAAACAAAACGCTCTTGCTCCCTGCCGAACTGGATTACAAAGCCCTGACCATATCGCCGGTAGACGCGCAGCTCGTCGAAATGATGAAGCTAAACCGCAGCATGATAGCCGGAATTTTCAATGTCCCGGCACACATGATTAACGACCTCGAAAAAGCGACGTTTTCCAACATTTCCGAGCAGTCGATCCAGTTCGTGCGATTTACGATTATGCCCTGGGTTGTTAACTGGGAGCAGGAGTTAAACCGCCGCCTGTTTACCCGCCAGGAGCTCGCCGCCGGTTATTACGTCAAATTCAATCTGGCGGGGCTGTTGCGTGGTACGCCGAAAGAGCGCGCTGAGTTCTATCACTACGCGATCGCCGACTGCTGGTTAAGTCGTAACGAAGTGCGAGCGCTGGAGGATAAAAACCCAATTCCAGGTCTTGATGAGATGCTCGTTTCGGTCAATGTGGCAAAGGTAAGCGGAAGTAAAGACCAAACCTCGGAGGAAAACCCCAAGAATGAGTGATGTAGAAAAGCGTTGTTACGTCGGCGAAGTCCGAGCCGCTGAGGTTGAGGGCGAACCCACCAAAATTATTGGCTATGCATCTGTATTTAACAGCCGTTCGGAGCTGATTTTCGGTTCATTCCGCGAAGTGATTAAACCGGGAGCGTTCGACGACGTTCTCGGGGACGATGTTCGCGCCCTGTTTAACCATGACCCTAATTTTATTTTAGGACGCAGCTCGGCGGGGACGTTGTCCCTCTCTGTCGACGACAGGGGCTTGCGTTACGAAATCACAGCTCCACAAACGCAGACAATCCGCGATCTGGTTCTCGCGCCGATGCAGCGCGGCGACATTTCGCAAAGCTCCTTTGCGTTCCGCGTTGCCCGCGACGGTGAGCACTGGTATCAGGACGAGGACGGCGTCGTCGTTCGCGAAATTACTCGCTTTTCCCGCCTGCTGGACGTTTCGCCTGTCACCTATCCGGCGTATCTGGAGGCCGACAGTGCTGTCCGTTCTCTGGAGCAGTGGCGCAGCCAACAGGAAGAGCAGGATCAGCGCAGCGCTGAGGCGCGGCAAAAGCAGGCGGCAGAGAAAGCCGCTCGCGAGCGCGTTCTCGACCTGTTAGCGCGACCGTAACTAACCCTTTAATTAAACAACCTCGCTTCGGCGGGGTTTTTTTCTATCTAAAAAAGAGTGATTGACCTTATGAAATTGCACGAAATGCAGCAAAAACGCGCCAATATCGCCGCCGAAATGCGCGCCCTGAACGAAAAAATCGGCGACGCGTCGTGGACTGAGGAGCAGCGCAACCAGTGGGACAAGGCAAAGCACGAATACGACAAGCTCGACGAGGCGATTAAGCGCGAGGAGGAGCTCCGCGCGATGGATAATATCCTCGCAGCCGAAAACGAGCCCGAACACCGCAACAACCCGGAAGGCTCCGAAGATGAACGTCGCGCCGCTGTTTTCGACAAGTTTGTCCGCCACGGTTTAGGCGAGCTGTCAACGGAAGAAAAGCGCACTCTGAAAGAGTTTCGCGCCCAGGGTATCGACGATGGCGAGGGAGGCGGTTCTAAAGGCGGTTTCACCGTGCCGAAACAGTTTCGAAACCGTGTCGTTGAGGCAATGAAAGCCTACGGCGGGATCGCGGGTGTTTGCCAGATTCTGAGCACCTCGAACGGTCAGGATATCGACTGGACTTACAGTGACGGCACCGCTGATATGGGCGTGATGCTCGGAGAGAACGAGGAAGCGAGCGAAGGCGATGTCACTTTCGAGCCGATCACTATCGGTGCCAAAAAAATGACGTCGAAAATTATCCGCGTTTCTAACGAGCTGTTACTGGATAGCGGCATCGACATGAACGGCTATCTGGCCGCACGTATCGCGCAGCGCCTGGGCCGTGGCGAAGCGGCGCAAATCGTTAACGGCGACGGCACCGGTAAAAACGTTAAAGGCCTGGCTAAGTGGGTGAAGAAAACCACGACCGCCGCAGCCGCTGACGCGTTCACCTGGGAGGAGTTGCTCGCGCTGAAACACAGCGTCGATCCGGCCTACCGCAATTCGCCGAAATTCCGCTTTGCATTTAACGACAATACCCTGCTGAAAATCTCCTCTATGAAAGATGCGCAGGGCCGCCCGCTCTGGCTCCCGGATGTGGTTGGTATGGCACCGGCGACCGTGCTCAACGTGCCTTACGTTATCGATCAGGCGATTGCCGATATTGGCGCGGGTAAACAGTTCGTGTATTGCGGTGACTTTGACCGCTTCATCTTACGCCGTGTGGCGTACATGACCCTGATGCGACTCACTGAGCGTTACGCGGAATATGATCAGGTCGGTTTCCTTGCATTCCATCGCTTCGACTGCGCTCTCGAAGATGCCGCAGCGGTTAAAGCGCTGGTCGGTAAAGAAGGGGCAAAGTAACCGGGGTGACACTTGATCCGACCGCGCTTTCTGTCGCGGTCGGGGCAACCTCGCCAATTAAAGCAAGTGTCACCCCTGAAAACGCCACAAACAAGGCGCTTAACTGGACGTCAGGAGACGAAGCCATCGCAACCGTTGACGCCTCCGGCGTTGTGACTGGCGTCGCTGAGGGCGGCCCGGTAGACGTTACCGCGACAGCGGCGGACGGCTCCGGCGTTTCTGCTTTCTGCGCCGTCACTGTCACAGCGGAAAAGCGAACTAAATCTAAATAACGCCCTCCGGGGCGTTTTTTATTGAGGCCGAGCCGTGATTCTTTCCCTTTCAGAAATTAAAGCGCAGTTGCGGATTGAGGAGGATTTCACCGAGGAGGACGCGCTTTTAACCCTCCTCGGCGGGGCCGCTGAGGCCCGCACCTCGAATTACCTCAACCGCAGGTTATACGCGACGGAAGTCCCCGACACTGACGAGGACGGACTCGTCGTCTCTGACGATATCCGCCAGGCAATGCTGATGCTCTGTAGTCATTTTTATGAAAACCGATCATCAACGTCTGATGTGGAAATGACAGAGATGCCGCAGTCGTTTAAATGGCTTGTCGATGCATACAGGTTTATCCCGCTATGAAAAGAAGCCCGTCACAGACAGCGACGCGCTATTCGTTTCCCGACCCCGGAGAGCTTAACCGACGCGTTCAGTTCAGAAAGCGCGTTGATTCACCGGCGGCTGATTTCGGCACGGAAAGCGAGGAGATCGACACGTTCCGGGCGTGGGCGAGAGTCCAGCAAACCGGCGCAACGACTTATCAGTCCTCTGTTCAGACCGGCGAAGCCGTGACGCACCTCATCACGATCCGCTACCGGTCTGGCATGTCGAGCGAGTGGCAAATCGTGTTACCCGGAGGTGAGGTTTTGCGCGTCCGCAGAATCCGCGATCTCAATTCCGAGCGCCGGTTCCTGCTTCTGGAGTGCGAGAGCCTCGGCGATGCGGATCACTACAGCGGGGCGGTTTATGGCTGATTCTCCTCTCTTTCACGTCGATTACGACGTCCCGGAGCAGATGGAGTTTAAACGCACCGTCATGCGCCAGGCGTTCGTCAAAATCGGTCAGGTTCACATGCGGGACGCCCGTCGGCTGGTGACGAAGCGGGGAACGTCGAAACCCGGCGAAAACCCCGGATACAAAACCGGCGGGCTGGCCCGCTCAATCGGCTATTACGTTCCGCGCGCCTCGAAAAACCGTCCCGGCCTGATGGTGCGAATCGCGCCGAACCAGAAACGGGGCGAGGGCAACCGGCCCATTCAGGGCGACTTTTACCCGGCTTTCCTGTTCTACGGCGTTCGCCGTGGCGCGAAGCGGCAGCGCTCGCACCACAAAGGCAAATCCGGCGGCTCCGGGTGGAAGGTGGCCCCACGTAATAATTACATGACCGAAGTGTTAGCGCGTCGCAAAGCCTGGACGCGCTACACACTGCAACGCGCGTTACGAAAAGCCTTGCGGCCGCCGAAAGTCAGAAGGGTAAGGGCATGAAATTATCGTTAATTATCGAGGCGTTGAGAGCGCGCGCTCCGTCTTTTAAATCGCGAGTCGCGGGCGCGGCTGAGTTTCAGGCGCTGGAGCCTAACGCAAAGATGATGCTTCCCGCCGCTTACGTCATTCCGACCGGCGATACCGTTTCCCGCCAGGAGTCGCAAACCGACTACTACCAGGTGGTGACTGAGGGTTTCGCCGTGGTTGTCGTGCTCGACAACCGGCGGGATATGCGCGGGCAGGCTGCCGCGTTTGATGCCGTCGATTCAATCCGGGCGGAGATATTCGGCGCGATCCTGGGATGGGAGCCGGACGATTGCACACACCAGATCACCTATGACGGCGGGCAGGTGGTCGAAATGAACCGCGCCGCGCTTTATTACCAGTTCGATTTTACCGCTGAACGGGAAATAACCGACATAGACACGCGCCATCACCGCGACCTGGACGAGCTTGTCCCGCTCGAAACGGTGGCTGTGGATATGGACTTTATCGACCCCGGCAACGGGCCGGACGGCGACATTGAGCATCACAACGAAATCCACTTCACGGAGTAAATCCCATGTTTGTCATTCCAGTAAAAGGGCGGAAAGTGCCCGATCCGCGCAGGGGCGACTTCTTGCCCGAAAAGGGGCGAAATGTCGAAAAAAACGCCTACTGGCTTCGCCGTCTCATGGCCGGTGATGTAAAAAAAACTCTCAAAAAAAAGGGCGATTAAATGTCTGTTAGTTTTGATTCCATCCCCTCAAATATCCGCGTCCCGCTGTTTTTTGCGGAAATGGATAACAATAAGGCCAACACCGCGAAGACCTCCGCACCTGCGCTCCTGATTGGGCAGTCCCTGGAAAATGCCCCCATTGAGCATAATAAGCTGGTTCTGATGCCGAGCGCCGATCAGGCGCGCAAGTTATGCGGGCAGGGTTCTCCGCTGGCGCGCATGGTGGAGGCGTATCGCAAAACCGATCCATTTGGCGAGCTGTATGTTATCGCCGTTTCTCCCCCGGAAGGGGCTACGGCGGTTGGTGAGGTGACGTTCTCCGGCAGAGCTAACGCGTCGGGTGAAGTCTCGCTGTATGTCGGTGCCAGACGTATCGCGGGCGCGGTAACGTCCGGCGATTCAGCACTGGAGGTCGCACAATCTCTGGCTGATGCCATTAATGCCGCCCCCGATTTGCCTGTTCTGGCGTCCGCGACCGCGATTACCAACGAGGTAAAAATTGCCGCGATGACGGTCACCCCTGAGTTGACTATCAAAACTGGTGAAAGTGCCGCCATTGATGTGACCATATTCCCGGAAAACGCCACTAATAAGCGAATTTACTGGCAATCCTATGACCCCTCGGTTGCAACAGTCGATGATGACGGCAACGTTACCGGCATCTCTGAGGGGATGGCGTATGTTATCGCCACTACATATGACGGAACGGGAATATCAAGCACGTGTGAAGTAACGGTTTCGGACGCCGCAGTCAGCACAGCCAGCACAGCAAAACACACTGCCAGAAAGTCGACTGTAGCTCGCATTGAGGTTATCGGAGCAAAAGTCACGCTGACTGCAAAATACCGTGGCGAGGCGGGCAATCAGATCCCGCTTGATCTGAATTATTACGGTGCGATTAGCGGCGAAGAAATCCCGGATGGCCTGACTGTTTCCCTGTCCGCCATGAAGGGGGGGGCGGGCGTGGTCAGTCTCGACAACGTGATCGCCGCGATGGGCGATGAGCCGTTCGATTTTATCGGCCTGCCGTATAACGATGTCGCGACGTTAAAGCAGATGGGCGAGGAGATGAACGATTCCTCGGGCCGCTGGAGCTGGTCACGTCAGCTCTACGGGCATGTGTACACCGCCAAAACTGGCACCCTGACGGATCTCGTCGCGCTCGGGGAAACCCTTAACGACCCACACCTCACCATTGCGGGTTATGAGCCGAAAACGCAGACCGCGCCGGATGAGCTTCTCGCGTCCCGTCTTGGGCGTCAGGCAGTGTTTATCCGCAATGACCCGGCCCGACCGACACAGACCGGTGAAATCACCGGCGCGTTACCGGCTCCGGTGGGTGAACGTTTCTCCATGACCGAGCGCCAGTCCCTGCTGACTCACGGGATCGCCAGCTCGACCGTAAACAGCGGTACGCTTCTTATCGAGCGCGATATCACGACCTATCAGAAGAACAAATTCGGCGTGGCGGATAACAGCTATCTCGACAGCGAAACGCTCTACACCTCCGCCTATGTTCTGCGCAAGCTGAAATCGGTCATCACGACCAAATATCCTCGACACAAGCTCGCGAATGACGGGACTCGCTTCGGGCCTGGTCAGGCGATTGTTACTCCGTCCGTGTTACGCGGTGAAATGTGCGCCGCTTATCGCGAAATGGAGCTCGCCGGTATCGTCGAGAATTTCGAAGTGTTCAAAAAATACCTGATTGTTGAGCGTAACGCTGACGACCCGAACCGCGTCGACGTTCTGTTCCCGGCTGATTATGTGAATCAACTCCGCGTGTTCGCGCTTAAAAATCAGTTCCGCCTCCAGTATTCGAATGAGGAAATGGCAAATGGGTAAGATTGCAGGCACCTGTTACATCAAAGTTGACGGACTCCAGCTCTCCGCAACCGGCGGCGTGGAGGTTCCCATGAACACGCGCCTAAAAGAGGACGTGATCGCTCTCGATGGCTCTGTCGACTACAAGGAAACGCACCGCGCGCCCTATACCAAACTCACCGCGAAAGTTCCGAAGGGGTTCCCGCGCGACAAGCTAATCAGCTCGGAAAATATGACGGTAACGAGCGAGCTCGCAAACGGGGACGTGTATGTCCTTTCTAACGCGTGGGTTAATGGCGAAATGAACCATAACCCCGAGGACGGCACGGTCGACATTGAGTTTCACGGTCAGGAGGGCTTTTACCAGTGATTAAAGAAATTACACTTTCCCAGCCAGTCATGGCGCACGGCGAAAAACTTCATGTGCTGGAACTACGCCCGCCGCGCTTTGATGAGGTCGAGTCCCTCGGTTTCCCGTTCACCGTTGCCGGTGATGGCGGAATGAAAATCGACAGCGCCGTCGCCCTGAAATACATCCCCGCGCTGGCGGGGATTCCCCGAAGTTCCGCCGAAAAACTGGCGCTCCGTGATGTGTTCATGATCTCCATGCATATCATGGGTTTTTTTACGTCCTCGGGAACGGAAGCGGACTCCGTCGACGCCTCTACAACGTCGCCCACTTCTGGCGAGTAAACCCTTTAGAGCTGAAACGCGCCTCCATCTCGGATTTCGCCGAGATGGAGGCCGAAGCCGTTCGCATTAATGAGGAGTTAAAAGGCAATGGCTGATTCATTTGAGCTGAAAGCGATTATCACCGCCGTTGATCGCCTTTCGGCTCCGCTAAAGGGGATGCAACGCCAGCTAAAAGGATTTCAGAAAGAGCTCTCGGGGCTGGCTGTTGGCGCGGGCGCGACGGGGACGGCGATTCTCGGCGCACTGGCTGGCGCAACAATGCAGGCGGTCGATTTTGAAAAGTCGATGGCAGATGTGCGGAAAGTCGTCGACGGGCTCGAATCGCCGGAAGCGTTCCGCCAGATGCAGGATGATATTCTCAACCTGTCGGCAAAAATCCCGCTGGCGGCAACGGAAATCGCGGACATCGTCGCGCAGGCGGGGCAGTCAGGAATAAAGCGCTCTGAGCTGTCACAGTTTGCCGAGGATGCCGCAAAAATTGGCGTGGCGTGGGATCTGTCTGGTCAGGAGGCGGGGAGGACGCTTGCGGTCTGGCGTACCGCGTTTGGGCTGACCCAAAAAGAAGTCGTCGAGCTGGCCGACAAGGTGAACTACTTAGGCAATACCGGCCCCGCGAATGCGGCCTCTATTGCTAAGGTCGTGACTGAGCTCGGCGGGATCTCGCAATCTGCGCATGTTGCCTCTGGCGATATTGCCGCGCTGGCATCGACAATTATCGGCGTGGGTATCAATGGCGACGTCGCCAAAACAGGCATTAAAAACTTTATTTCCGGTCTTACGGGCGTTTCTACGGGGGATCAGAAGAAAGTAGCGAAAGCGCTCGGCTTTACGCCCGCCACGCTTGCCAAGAGCATGATCCAGGACTCGCGCGGGACAATGCTTAAGGTGCTGGAGGGCGTCAGGAAGATGGCTCCCCATAAGCAATACAGGATTATGGAGATCCTGTTTGGTAAGGAGTCAGCGGATGCAATCCTCCCGCTTCTCACTAACCTGGACACCTTAAAAGCTAACTTTAATAAGGTTTCGGACGCGCAGCTCTATAGCGGTGCGGCCGCTAATGAATATGCCATCGCGTCGGATACGGCAGCGGCTGATCTGGCGCGAATGAAAAACCAGGTCACCCAAATTACCGTAGAGATAGGGCGCGAATTTCTTCCGGTCATACGCGACGCGGCAAAAGAGTTTATGCCGCTACTTAAAACCTTCTCTCAATTCATAAAAGATAACCCCGAAGCTGTTCGCGCCGCGGCAAAATTTGGCGTGGCTTTGCTGGGCGTTTCCGCGTCGATTGGCGCTATCTCCCAGGCGGTCAAGATCATGAATTTTGCGATGAAAATGTCGCCTGCAAAATTGCTGATCGGGGCTCTTGTCCTGGGCGCATATGAGATTATTGAACATTGGGACGAGGTCGGGCCGGTCATTAAAAAAGTGTGGCAGGAAGTCGACAACGTGGCGCAGGAACTCGGCGGATGGGAAAACGTGATCGAGGGAGTGGGGGCGGTAATGGCGGGCTCTTTCGCGATCAAAACCCTCGGCTCGCTTCGCGAGGCTGTCGCGCTGGCCGGGGCGCTCTCCGGCACCCTCGGCAAGATTGGCAAAATGGGCGCGATGACTGTCACTATCGGCATAGCGGTCTCCATGCTTCAGGCGCTCAAAGAGCTTGAAACTGACGCTAAGGCAGCGGGTGAAAGCTCCGGGGCGTTTGCCGTGCATAAGATGCAGGCTAAGGAGCGGGAGCGCGGATATTACGGCTTCGGTGAGCGTGCGAAGGAGATATGGGCGAGTATCACCGGGCAGGACTACACCCCGCCGATCCCTGATGGCCGCTACTCGCCCAACGTTGGCCTTTCGCGCCCCGTCGGTGGACGCTCACAAAGCGAGTTAACCGTCACGTTTGAAAATGCTCCGCCAGGAATGCGGGTTATAGACCCGAAATCCGGCGATCCGTTTATGTCGGTGAAAACCGATGTCGCATATTCACCTTTCAGAAACCCACGTTAAACCCGCTCCGGCGGTTTTTTTATGAGGGCCGATCATGGCATTTGAAACCGGCTGGCGCGCGCGTCTGCAAAGCGCCTCCTTTCGCGGCGTTCCCTTTGAGGTTGAAAGCGATGAAGGCATTTTTGGCCGCCGCGTTCAGGTTCACGAATACCCCAACCGCGACAAGCCGTTTACCGAGGATTTGGGGCGCGCCGCGCGACGGATAACCATCAATGCTTACCTCATCGGTGACGATTACCCCGAGAAGCGCGACCGGCTTATTGCCGCCATCGAGACAGAGGGCGCGGCGACGCTGGTTCATCCCTATTACGGGGAAATGAAGGGCAATGTCGACGGTCAGGTACGCGTGACGCACAGCAATCAGGAAGGGCGAATGTGTCGCGTGTCGTTTCAGTTCGTCGAGTCCGGCGAGCTGACATTCCCGACATCCGGCACGGCAACCGACGCGAGTCTCGACAGCTCGGCGGGTTCTCTGGCCGATGCCATCTCCGGCGCTTTCTCGGCGTTCTCCCTCGACGGGTTAAGCGATTTTGTTCAGAGCGGCGTTCTGGCTGACGCGGCGGAGATGTTCGACGTTATCGCCGACGCGTTCACGATGGTTGATTCCGGTATCTCCGCCGCGATGCGACTTGTACAGGGCGATTTGTCAGTGATCCTGATGCCGCCGAGTTCCGCTAATGATTTTGTTCGTAACCTGCAAAAAGCCTGGCGGGCCGGGACACGTCTTACCGGCGATGCCTCGGATCTGGTCACGATGGTTAAGACCATCAGTGGCGTAACGGTTGATTCCGGGTTAGCACCTCGCGGCGTTTGGAGCACAGACAGCGGGACAACCGCCTCACGCAAGGCTCAAACGAACCTTGTCGCCTCGACGATGCGCGTCGTCTCGATATCTGAAGCAGCGCGCGCGGTCGCGCAAATCCCGACTCCACCGGGTAACAGGGCGTTGCAGGGTGGCGCAAATCCCGTATCGGATATTGTCAATATCAGTCACCCCGCGCTGGATTCACAGCCCGCCACCACGGCGCGCGCCACACCGGCAACCTGGGACGACTTAACGGATATCCGCACCGCGCTTAATGCGGCGATAGACAGCGAGCAGGCCCGCACAACCGACGACGCCGTTTTTATGGCGCTGACGACGCTCCGGGCCGACCTCAACAAAGATATTTCGTCGCGTCTGGCGCAGGTGGAGAAAACCGTCTCTGTAACGCCGTCCGAGTCGCTCCCGGCGGTTGTGCTGGCGGCGCAGTGGTTCGACGACGCCAGTCGGGAAACTGACATCCTCTATCGCAACAACATAGCGCACCCCGGCTTTGTGCCGGTGGTGCCTCTGAGGGTTCCTGTACGATGAATAACACCGTTTTCTTACGCGTGAACGGGCGCGAGTGGGGCGGGTGGACAACCGTTCGCATATCCGCCGGGGTTGACCGCGCCGCGCGCGATTTCAACGTTGAAATCACCCGCCAGTGGCCCGGCGCGACAGATTCCACGCCGCAGATAAAAAACGGCGACGCGGTCGAGGTCAGAATCGGCGACGATCTTGTCCTCACCGGATGGGTTGAGGCGACGCCCGTTCGCTATAACGCGCGTTCGTTAAGCATGGCGATAGTCGGGCGCAGCAAAACCGGCGATCTGATTGATTGCACCGCCACGCCATCGCAGCACACCGGCGCAACGCTTGCGGAGATTGCCGCCTCGCTGGCCGGGCCGTTTAAAGTGAATGTCATCGACGCAGGCGCGCCGACGACCGCGCTTATTGATGCGCAGCCGCAGCACGGCGAAACGGTCATTGACTGCCTTTACCGGCTTCTCGGTCAGGTTCAGGCGCTGGTTTATGACAACGAAAAGGGCGATCTCGTCCTCGGCGTGGTCGGTTCGGCGAAAGCCGCGACGGCGCTCGTCCTGGGTGAAAACGTTCTGTCGTGTGATACCGAGCGAAGCATCAAAGACCGTTTTTCTGAGTATCTCGTCACCGGTCAGCGACCGGGAACGGACGACGATTTCGGCGAGGCAACCATCGCCGCTATCAAACAAAAAAGCGGTGACAGCGCGATCACCCGTTACCGTCCCCACACAATCCAGCAAAGCGGCGCGGCGACATCGGCGACCTGTAAGGCCCGGTGCGAGTTTGAGCAGGCGCAGCGCGCCGCGAAAACACGCGAAACGACTTACACGGTTCAGGGCTGGCGTCAGGGTGACGGCGCTTTATGGGCACCGAACATGAAAGTTATCGTCTACGACCCGTTTTGCGGCTTCGATAACGAGGAGCTGGTTATCGGTGAGGTGACCTTCATTAAGGGCGATCAGGGGACAACGACAGAGCTCCGCGTCGCGCCCGCTGATGCGTATCTCCCGCAACCGGCGGCACCCAAAAAGAAAAAATCTGGCGATGATGAGGACTGGCTTTTCTGATGGGTATCAAACAGGCGATTTCTAATCTCGCGGCGCGCGCCGTTCTGGCGGCGCTGGACTCCTCCAGAAAATGCCAGGCGGCAGGGTTAAAACTGATTGCCGGTGAAACGAAAGAGAACGTCGAATACATCGAGCCTTACGGCTTTACGTCAACCGCACACGCAGGCGCGGAGGCGGTTGTCCTGTTCCCGTCGGGTGACCGTTCTCACGGTGTTGTTATCTCTGTTTCTGACCGGCGTTACCGGCTGAAAGGGCTCAAGTCTGGCGAGGTGGCCGTCTACACGGACGAGGGAGATTCGATTGTTCTCAAACGCGGGCGCGTCACCGAGATAACGACATCCGAGCTTGTGGTTAATGCTGAGTCGAAAATTTCGCTCAACGCGCCGCAGCTCGTCGTGAATGCATCCTCCGGCGTCTCATTCACGACGCCGACCATCACAACAAGCGGGGACTTTTCAGCGGCTGGCGAGGTGTCCGACGGCGTCGGCACCATGTCGGCTATCCGCACCACGTATAACGGACACACGCACACCGCACGGGGCGAAACCGCAGAAACGACCGGCCCTTCTGCCTCAATGGGGTAACGCATGATCATCTTCGTAAATGGATTACTGAAAGAGTCGACCGACTATTTCGACGACCTTACTCGTTCCGTGATCATTTCGCTTTTTTCCTGGCGACGCGCTGAGGCGGACGACGAAACCGGGCAGCCTTTCGGGTGGTGGGGTGACACTTATCCGAGTGTCGGGAACGACCGGATCGGCTCCCGCCTGTACCTGCTGCAACGGAGCAAACTCACCAACGCAACCGCGACGCGCGCGAAGGATTACGCACGCCAGGCGCTCGCCTGGATGGAGGAGGACGGCGTCGCCGCGCGCGTCGACGTGGCCGCCACCCGAACCGGGATTAACTCGCTTCAACTGGAGGTCACTATCTGGCAGCGGGACGGCAGCAAACACGCAATTATTTTCGATGACATATGGCAGGAGGTGTTAAATGGCTGACTCCGGTTTCTCGCGTCCAGATTTGCCCAATCTGATCGCCACAATCAGAAGTGATTTACTCACGAGATTTGAGACAGACGTCGTCCTCCGTCGCCTTGATGCGGAGGTCTATTCGCGCGTGATGGCGGCTGCCGTTCACACGCTTTATGGCTATCTCGACTATCTGGCGCGAAACATGCTTCCTGACCTTGCGGATGAGGAGTGGCTTTCGCGACACGGGAATCTGAAACAAGTCCCGCGCAAACAGCCAACCACGGCAGGCGGTTATGCGCGATGGGAGAGCGTGTCGTCGGGGATCACGCTGCCCGCCGGAACGGAAATGCAGACTGACGATCAAAAGCAGTATGTAACGACCGCAGACGCGACCGTCAACGATGAGGGGGTTCTCCGTGCGCCTGTCGAAGCGGTTGACGCGGGGGCAGGCGGGAATCTCGATGACAAAACGCCGCTTCGCCTGATGACGCCGATCGCGGGCCTCTCCTCAACGGGCTATGCGGAGTCGGTTGAGGGCGGGACAGATTTAGAGGCGCTGGAGGACTGGCGCTCGCGAATCATGGCTCGCTGGTACTACACGCCGCAGGGCGGCGCGGATGCCGATTACCGGATATGGGCGACCGACGTCGCGGGGATCACCCGCGCCTGGGTGTTCCGCCATTATGCCGGACGCGGAACGGTTGGCGTGATGCCTGCTAACAGCGATTTAGACAATCCGGTGCCGGATGAGACGTTAATCGACGCGGTTAAACAGTACATTCTTCCGCTTGCGCCGGTGGCCGGTTCAGGCTTGTTTGTGTTCCCGCCGACGCTAAAAAAAATCGATTTCGAAATCGCGCTTGCGAAAGATACCCCGGCAATCAGGGCAGCGGTAACGAAAGAGATTAAATCGGCGCTGTTCAGGGATGGCGAGCCGTCGGGGAGAATTTATCTTTCGCGTATCAGTGAGGCGATCAGCCAGGCAACTGACCAGTTCGCGCACCGTCTGATTTCTCCAGCGAAAGACGTAGCGCTCGGCACCTATGAGCTGCCGGTTATCGGGAAGATAACGTGGTCGACCTATAACCAATCTGACATTGAACCTTGATGTTGAGGAGGGCTTAACATGGCTGTAGAGGATGAATATACCCGCCTGTTAAAACGGCTCTTACCGCCCGGCCCCGCCTGGGAGGGAAAAAATCCCCTTCTTGAAGGACTCGCGCCGTCCCTGGCGCGGGTGCACACACAAGCGTTGGCATTGATGCGTGAGATTGAACCGGGGGCGGCGGTGCAGCTTCTCGACCGTTACGAGGCATTATGCGGGATGCCTGATGAATGCACCATCGAGGAGGCTCAAACCCTCTCGCAGCGACAGCGGCGACTGGCGGCAAAGGTCAACGGTTACGGCGGCATTAACGAGGCGTTTTACCGGCGACAGCTCGACGCGCTCGGCTATCGGTCTGTTTCAATCACACAGTATCAAAACGAGGCGGAGAACCCACGCCCGGATATCGCCACAGACGACGACTACCGCTATTTGTGGCAGGTGAATATTCCGACGCTCGCGACGATTGACGTCATGACATGCGCATCAAGTTGCGTGGACAGCCTCCGCACCTGGGGCGATACGGTCATTGAATGCGTGATTAACAAGGTCGCCCCCTCTCATACCGAAGTCGTGTTCGCGTACATGGAATAAAGCGCTTCTTTTCCAGTTAACCCCGCTTCGGCGGGGTTTTTTTATGAGGTAATTACTTTGCATCGTATAGACACCCCCACTGCACAGCAGGGCAAATTCGGCGCGGGCAAAAACGGCTTTACGGCGGGCGACCCGACGCTCGGCGTTCCGGCGACGCAGCTCGACGAGGCCTTTTTCGATTCGGTTCAGGAGGAAATTTGCGCCGTTATCGAGGGAGCCGGGATTCAGATTAAAAAAAGCGACCGCGCGCAGCTCTCCGCCGCCATCGACAAAATGATTCAGGCAAAGCATGAGCTGGCGCTCCTGATTAAGAACAATCTTTCAGACGTCGACGACGTTGAGCAGGCGCGGAAAAACCTCGGTCTCGGAAAGCTGGCGCTAAAAGACAGCGTGACGGCGTTCGACGTTAGCGCTATCCCTAATGGTGGACAGTTGGGAACCACCCACCTGGACACGCTGACTGGCTCAAAATTTGGGCGTTATTTTCAGAATTATTCGGCCAAGGCTACGGCGTCAAATAACTATCCGGTTGCAGCGGCCGGAGCACTGGATGTTATTCAGAATGGCGCGGAAAACGAAGAGGGTTGTACACAGGAATACTTCCCTTACAACTCTAACGTATGTTATCGACGCTACTACAGGCCAGGCAGCAGGACATGGTCTTCCTGGGAGTATGACCTTACGAGCGCGGGCGGCGTCATCAACGGGTTCGTAGAAATTACCGGAGATGCGCGAACAGTGACTATTAAGCCTAAAACGGCTAACAACGGTTACTATTTCTTTGGTCGTAAGTCAGATAACACCAATCATTTTTATCTCGGGCAGGGTTCTAATAATTCCGACAACGTAACTTGGGGTAACTATCTTACTAATTCCTCTATTTCTCTTGTTGCTGGTGGTGTGGCTGTTTCGGGGACAATAAGCCCCTCTAACTGGAGTAACTTTGACGCTCGTTATCAGGCTAAAAACACTGCAAACAGGGCTTCTAATGGCTGGTTTAAGGATGGTTCGACAGGGCTGATCTTTCAGTGGGGAGTTGCTCGTCGCTCTGGAAATTCTACAAAAATAGCTTTTCCTGTAGCATTTCCTAATGCTTGTCTTAACGTTCAGCTTACTCTTGCATGGGCGAGAAGTTTCCATGACCAGAATATATACGCGCAGCTAACCGACCGCACCGCCTTTAACTATATTGCTGGTGGTGGCGAGACAATGGCTTATTTTTTAGCAATAGGTTATTAATCATGAGCGCATATTTTTACAGCCCTGAACTAAACGCTTTTTTCGCAGTGGAACTTGAGGATGATTATCGTGCGGCGGGAACCTGGCCAAATGACGGCATTTACATCACTGAAGAGGAGTACCGTGATTTAATGCTGGGCCAGAACGAAGGCCAGGTCGTTGCACCCGATGAAAACGGACGTCCGGTTTTAACCGAACCTGACATCAACTGGCAGGAACGCGCCGAAACTGCCCGCCAGAAACTGCTGAGTGAAGCCAACAACGTAACGGCAGACTGGCGGGTTGAACTGATGCTGGGCGCGATTACTGATCAGGATAAGGCCAGACTCACGGCATGGATGGCCTATATCCGCGAACTGAAAGCGCTCGATCTCATTGGCGTGACGGATGAAGAGGGCTTAACTGCAATCACTTGGCCAGATAAACCTGAATAAATCTTCCGTTGCGGTAAAAAAAACCGCCGTTTACATGCGAAAACGACGGTGAGATTATCTGTTTTATGGAGCGAGTGAAACCTAATTTCGCTCCTCGAAAGTTAACGGTCAGGCCTTTTCCTGCCTGGCCAATAATGAATTACATGTACAATCGCAGATGAGATGCCTACCCACAGGGCAATCGCCACAAGTCCCTGGTAGGGGGCATTAATTAGAAGTGAATCTATTGTTTGCGAAAACAAGCATAGAGTAAGGATGTATATAAATAGATAAAGCGTTGTGTTAAACATATTTTTAGGAGATTTACTTTCCATTTGCACTATAGCCCTAACTTCCT